ATTAACTGTAATTGAAAAAATTAAAAAATTTGTAGAAAACGAACCAAAATTGTTTTTTAAATTAGATGAAGGTGAGGTATCAGGTTTACTAAGTTTTTTTACTTGAGTACAAATTACTTTGACTTGATAGATTACTATAAAACTAATTTTTCATTAGTTAAAGAACTCAAATTTACCATAGAAGATATTGAAAATATGTATTTTTGGGAAAGAGAAGTTTATGTTAATTTGTTAATATCATACAACGAAGAACAAAAACAAATAAAAATGCAATACATGGCGGAAAATAACTTAAATGGCTGAAGAAACTGCAAAAATTAATATAGAAGCCGAAAAAACCGTTTTTAACGATGCATTGGTTAACTCTGGAACATATCGTGATATGATTCCCGACACAGCAAATACTCAAAAAATAGAAATGCCTGAATTAGAATTTTCAGCGTTGCCAAATGAAAAACCAATTTTTTCGATGTCAGAAAATATGGAAGGTATTGGTCAAGATTATTCTGCTTTTAAAAGTGAATCTTTGAGCGGCGTGGATTCTTATAAAAATAGTTTTACAAGTAATTTAATGTCATCTGATTTCACACCAACTGATTCTATAAAAGATATTTTTACATCATCAAGTCAGATGAATGCTGATAATATTTTAAGATCTGATGAAAAAAATGATTCTTTAGTAAATTCTAAATTAATGAGTTCAAATATTTTTATACCAGGATTAGAACAAATAAAAACAAAAAAAATTGAAGATAAAATAAATTCACAAATAATGCCTTCAATAAAATCTTTATCATCTAAAATAAGTGAGTTGGGAACAGCTAATAAAAATCAAAACAGTCTAATTGAACAAAGACCAACAAATTCACCAACTAATCTTATATTCGAGGATCGTTCTAAAAAAGCATCTGAAATGCCTTATTGGGCATAAAAAAAGCCCCTTGCGGGGCTTTTTTCAATCTTTGTCCATTTCAGAGAAATACTGAAGTGGATCTTTTTCTTCAATATCTTCTTTTATTGTATCCTCAACATCGTCTTCAACTGTTTTTGATTCTGTAAATGCTGCACGTACATCGTCACCAACAGTTTTCTTAAACCTTTCATTTAACTCATCAAAACTCTTAAATTCGCTTTTTGCAATAAATGGTTTAAGTGGATATTGCTTTTTCCACAACTCTTCAAGCTTTTTATCGTCTCCAGCAAAAAGAGGTGCGGGTGCTGAAAATTCACTTCTATCGTAATTGGTGTATCCACCAACTTGACGAATTTTAATTTTAAAATCTGCACCACTCCAAAAATTAAATGGATCTACCGCAACTTCATCTTGGAATTCTGGGTGTGCGAGACTCTGGATCTTTTGGAAGATCTTAGTACCATACTGATAAAGGAAAACCTTTCCCTTATTTTCTGGATTAGCGGGATCTTCAATGACCAAGATATTAGAAATATAAGTCAACTTTCTCTTACGATTTCTGGCAATATTTTTGTCATCTTCGATACCACTATTCCATAGTTCTGTATTAGAAGCACAAACGGGGCATTTTTCTCCAATTGTAGTTGGGCAGTTTTCATAAAACCATCCACCCTTTCCTTTAAAGGTGTGGCTGTACAGTGCCACAAACGGAGTGTCTTCTCCTTCAATTTCAGGAAGAAATCTAATTACAGCATAACCGTTACCAGCTTTATCCGTTGCTGGTTTCCACATACGGTCATCTTTGTAAGATTCTTTCCCCGAAAGCTTTTCTAGCTTTTCTGTTAGAGATGCGACTGAATTTTTACTACGCTTTTTAAAATCTGAAAAACTTGGCATATTTTTATCCCGAGGATCTACCTCGGCCTTTCATTTACATTATGGTGTATAATATCGATTAGTCAAGAGGAAGTATTTTTCTTTTTGATTTTTTTAATAGATTTAATTTTTGAGCCTCTAATTGAATTTTTTCAATTATAGGTTTTGTTAAAAGTTTTCCTGCAGCGTTGGGTTCTAAATTCATTTCTTCTGATAATTCTAAAATACAATCCATGAAAGACAATTTTGTGGATGAAACTCTTTCTAAAACTTTTTTAGAAAATTTTTCTTTATTTGATTCGTCAATATACATGTTAAGTATATACTTTACTTTTAATAAAAATCAATAATTAAATTCACCTAAATATTGATGTATATTATTTAGGACCAAATATGGGAACTACAACAGACACACTTTCAATACAAACTTCAGGTATAACAGCAAACATAGCAACAGATTATGTTGGTACCGGTGGTATTTCTGGCCATTACCAAATGATAAAATTGGCATATGGCGTAGATGGTTCCGCAACAATGGTAAACACTGGCAATCCTCTCCCGGTGAGTGTTTCGGGGGGTATGACAGCTACTATTTCTGGTTTTAGTGGTCCTATCACGGTTCAGGGTTCTGGTGGAGGTGCAGTTGCTGTCTCGGGATCCCTTACAGTTACAGGTCTCACGTCAAATGCACTGTGGGTTCGTACAGTTTCGGGAAATCAAGTTGAAGTTACAGGTGGCAGATATATTTCAAAAACAAATGATGCTATATCAGTATGGGGTCCGTCTGGAATAACTTATATTTATGCACATTTAGTAGGCTCCGGAATGACCTCCGTGGGACTTTCTGGAGATGCACTTAAAGTTGCATTGGTTGGGGCAGGAATAAGTGCAAACGTTACACTTAGCTCTACCGTGGGTGTTACAAATGATGTTGCTGGCAATGGTTTAAGAATACAAGGTATGTCTGGCGGCACTTCTGTATCGGTGACAGTCGGCAATACTTTAAATATCAGCGAAACAAACATTGCTAATGGCGTGACTGCAATGTACTCTAAGTTGGTGGATGTTTATAGTGCCTTATCTGCTTTTGGTTTAGTTAGACCCAGTGGGGCCACTTATGGAAAAATTACTGTAACAAATAGTTCAAACACCCAGGTTTCTTCCGGATTTACTTGTTATTCTGGTGTTAATATTAAATCGGCATCATATAATAAAGATATTGTATATGTCGGTGATTCATCTTTGACAACCAATGGTTATGAATTAGATCCTGGCGAACAACTTTTCTTAAATGTTGGAAATGCAAATGTAGTATATCTTCGTGCAAAAAGTGCATCTCAAATAGTAAGTTATCACGCTTCATAATATGGCGAATCCAAACGCATCTTTAAATATAGTAAAAACTGCAGAGCTATATGTAACCAATTTTCAAGGCTCTACACTGGATCCTTGTTTTACAAAAGGTTTATTGGAATCTTCTCCTAATATTTTTAAATCAGGATCTTCTTTTTTTATTGATTATTCTAGTTCTTCGAATACAACTGATTTAAAATTTTTAAATAAATTTTTCTCAGGTCTTACAATAGGATCTACATTTTCAATAGTAGGTGGAACTTATTACGTAGAAGAAACTGGAGAACAATTAGGATTTGGTGGTATTTATTCTGTCGTTGGATTAACTGGAACTTATAACAATTATATAAACGTAACCGGAATAACTTATTCTCCGGCATTAACAGATCGTGTTTATGAAAGTAAAAATTTTAAAAATCCATTAAAAATTTCAGCTACAGTTGGTGTGACTGCTCAATATTTTATTTCAAAATTAAATAAATCTGATCCATTAAATTTAACATATCTTGGAGTCTATGGAAATGATTATGGCTTTGAAGAATATCTTGAAATTGAAGGGGCATCTGCAAACTCTGGAAGATATAAAATAAATACCGGATTTAAACTCAATGATGGTTCTGAACTTATATACTTAAATCCAGAAACTGCAATTACAACAGAAAATTTTTATTTTCAACAGAAAAAAGTAAATATTTATATGAGAGGCATACCTGATTTGGTAACGCTTTCGCAAAGTAAATTGCAAAATGGAATAATAAAAAAAATAAATGCTGATGGTGTGGTATTAAATGTTTACGACAAACAAAATTTACATCAAAAATATTCAAGAAGTCTTTATGATGAAGATAATACATATAATTGGTATGGTTCAGCAAACGTAAATACTCTTGAAAATATCTACAATCCATTGGCATATGAGGGCTTATCTTTATCCATAGATCACTTTTCATTTGTTAAATTAATAACTTTAAGTAAACCTTTAATCACACTTCCCGACAGCACTCAATTTTTTACTGAACAGTTTGTAAAAGTTATTTTTGTTGATAATGTTGAAACAACAGAAGTAATTTACTCATCTGCTCCAACATCAACATTAGTAAAAATAGATCTTTCTGATGCTTCTTTATACTCTTGTGCTGTAACTGCTTACTATGATGAACAATGTTCCATTGAGCTTGATGAAGTCTTTTATATGAATGGTGTCCCAGGGTTTGAGGGGGCATCTTTCATTTATGTAAAAAATATATCATCTCCTTCGGTAATATATCTTAAATTTGAAACCGATACCACTTTAATTCTTAAAATTACTGTTCGTTAATTAAAGTTCAACCCAACTAAAATTGTTACCATCGTAATAGTAATAATAAAGCTTACCATTTTTCTCCCAGCGTTGTCCAACACTTGGTTCTATTGGCGGTGTTTCTGATACATAAACATTAGATAAACCAAAAAATTTCCAACTTTTTTTATCTTGAAATGGAGAATTTGTAGTAGGTTTTAAAGCAGAGTAAAGATTACCTTCATATAAAACAGTATCTCCTGCTTTATAGTAAATTTTTTCTCCAATACTATTAATTTTTTGGTAATTTCCTCTAAACATTTGTTTAAAATATTTAGAGTAAAAAATTAGTCGTTATCTTTAAGTATCACTTTATTTTCAATAGCATGTTTCCACTTTTTATAATACTCAAGCATTTCTGATGACAATTCTGTTGTAAACAGAATATCTGATTTTTTAATTGCTACACCATTTTTTACATTAGTGTATGGCATCCAAGTTATAAGATGCCAACTCATTTCTTCAGTTGGAAGTAGTGTTGCAATATTTTTTACATAAAACAAATCTTCTCTTGTTTCTTGTACTTCGCAAATAATTTCTTCACCGTAATTAAATTTAATTAATAATATATTCATAATTTGTATTATACCTCGTTTTTTCTTATTTCAAAGTGGTTTTTTATTTTTTTTACAATTGCAAGATTTTTTTATTTGTGCAGTTGTTAATGGTTTTTTTTCTGTAATATTTGGTTTTATAGTTTGCTCTATTACTTCTACTTTATTGCTACTCATACTCTCTTTTTGTTTTAAATTTTTTTGATTTATGACTTTATTTTTTTTCAAAAATGATGCGTCTTCGATGTACAAATTTCTAAATTTTAAAATTGGATAATAAAACTTTAAATAAGAATTAAATTTTATTCTTCTTTGCTCGCATCCACAGTTACCATTTGTTAACTTTATTATTAATTTTTTTATACCTGTAATTTTAGTAATAAAATCAATAATATCTCCAAATCCGATATATTGTAATTTTATCATTAAAAGTTTATTGAAATTTATTTCAATAATTTTATTATATACGCCATATTCCAACTCATTTGTTATGGGGTTTCCGTTTTTATCCAAATAAACTTTAAAATTATCAGATTCATTTACTGAACCGGTTGTATTAAAAGTAAAATGAACGTTTCCTAATTTATTCATAATTCACCTAATATATTTATCCAGTGGGACAGCAGCCAACAAGATTACAGTTTATTGGTGTCGTGTAAACTAAATATAATTTATTTCCATTTTCATCATAATTTATAACAATATCAACTGTGTTGGGATCTAGATTTTCAAATACATTTTCATTAACTGAACCTGCAAAACACGGAGATCCTTCAAGTACATCTCCAAACTTACTATAATAGATCCTCAATTCATTTGAATTAAATTTTATTTCAATAGCATTGACATATGGTGGAGATTGTGTTTCTTTTAAAATTTGTTTTCCATAAAGTGTGAATAAAAGTCTATCTGATGGATTTAATGTAATGTCGCTTAGAATATAATCAGTTAAAAATAATGTTGTATATTCTTGTTCATTTGATGAGTTGGTTCCAGTAATATATTCAGAATAATCGCTGTATGTGTTGGTCAATTCTGTTACATTTCCGGCCACATCCATTTTAAATATTTTGAATCTAAGTGCAATACTAGTAGATTCTTGTTCTGCTCTAACTTTTAATTCAAATTTAAATACGCCTTTTTTTAGAGTAGATACATTTGGAAAATTATTTTCGCTCAAAAAACTTACCAATTCTATTTCTTCAAATTCATTTGGATTGAATCCATATAAACCAGTCTCATTAGGATCATCATTGGCCGGGGGCTCTGTGTAAAGAATGTTTATATTATAGTCTCCAAGCTCAACAGATGGATATAATATAGTGTTTGAAATTGTTCCTGTTTCATTTTCAAAAGCGGGAAAAATTAATGGTGATTCCCAACACAAAGGCATCCATTTAGTTGAATTGGGATAAAACCACGGTGTTTCTTTTTGAGTTAAAGAGGAATCGTTCAATACATCTAAAAATGTTTTACGAACAAAATTTGGATCTAATGCCGGATCAATTTCTTTATCGATGGCGCTATCCACTCCAAACAATAATGTTCTTCCAGACAGTATTGTTCTGAACCCTCTTCTATAATAGAAAACATTAAAAAGTCTAGAATAACCACCTTGAGGGTTGCAGCCGTCACCTGGAGCACACGCATTACCTCTTTGGCAAGAATAATACATTGCCCCGCCAGCCCCCACAAACGAATCCATATTTGCTACAATACCGCCGCCCGGCGCGCCACCGCAAGGAGAGCATCTACCGCCCGGTGTCAACGTCGTATCATCGCAGACTATCCCTTCAATTTGTCTTTGCAACCCAGCCGTTTGTGGAGTTGTTATACTAAATAGAGGAATTTCTACAGAAAGTTCTATTCCATAATTTGGCCCAGTTAGCGGATAGTTATAGAGGCTATAGTAGCCGGATGTGCCTGCTAAAGAACCATCATTCGGTCCAGTTGCTCCACCAAATCCACATAAAGTGCATCCTACGGGATAATAGGTATTTCCTGGTTCATTATCTATTTCAGGAGAATAATCAAGACCACCGACTTCTCTTAAAAAATCTGGACTATTTGAGTAAATTCTATATTCGTCGGTATTTCTATCATAACCAAAATAATAATGTCTTTCAGAGTATCTAAAATATGATGTTACTTTTGATGTTGTGGTTATGCAATCTTTGGGGCTTGCTGCATTCGATTTAAGGCCAAATCTAACAAACATACTCTGAAACGTGTCTTTTGTTGCACGGTATGCAATTTTAGGAGGAGCATCAAATCTCTCTTCAACTGCGTCTAATATGCTAGCGGGATTTATATAGCGATATATAATTGGATCAGATGTGCAAGGAATGGGTACACAAGATGGTCTGAAAGGCAATAATTCTATCTTGGCCAATCTATCGGTCATAGGTCTCCCTTCAGCCCAGGCCGGACCATATCCATTCAAGCACGCAGACTGCTCGGTAACAATCGTTGTTATAGAACCGGGTGCTGATTCTATCCCTGCATCAGGTGAACACCTATTGTCCTGTTCATATTCACTTCCAGAAAAAGATTTTACTATTTCAAGACTTTGCGCAGTTACTCTCATCCAATCCGGTCTCATCCAAATATAATGTGGATTGCCGCTATAAGATTTCATTATGTTGAAACCATTGTTTCCATCATCTTGATTGTATATATTGTAAGCCAAGGCGGAACAAGTATCACTTCTGCCTAATGGGTGGCCAGTTGTAGCATTGGGCGCAGAATTAACGTTTTCCAACACGGTGCAACAAACACTTCCATATAGCCATTTTGAGTAATCCCAACCACCAGGTTGTGCATGAAAAAATGCCTGTCTTCTGAAGTATGGTGGCAAAGAACTAAAATTATTAAATTGATATTTATCAGTGCCTTCGGCAAATGCAGATGGATCCCAATATTTTGCTTCTCTCCCAGAAGAAGTTATTGCAACCGCATGGAAGTATCCTGCTGAAATATCTTGTACTGGGTTATTGTTGACTACGATATTGGCGTCTGTTCCTATATTTTTTAAATCATATCTGGTATATGTATAGGTTGCATATGAAATTGTATCCGAAGAATTAAAATTATTTTGTGTAAAGTGTATATAAAAACTGTTAACTCCAGCTGTAATTGATTTTATATCTACTGAATCATTAAATTTAAAACTAGTAGATTCTTTTTGTCCATAATTGTATGTATTTGGATTAAATTTTTCCGGAACCATGCTTGGATCACCCCAAACATAAACTGTATTATCTTCCGTTACACAAATACTATAGTCACAAGAACTATCTAAAAATTTTATTTTATTTGAATTCGAAGGCGCATTATAAGAAGCAGATTTTATAGGTTTGTGAATAACACCATTGCAATTTATTTCACAACCTGTGTATTCTACGGTAAATGATCCTGCTAAACTTTTTACTTCGTCTGGAATAAATGCTTCAATTTCAGTATTTGGATCTAGTATACCGAATGGATTTATTTTACCATATGTTCCATAAATTTCTAATCTATTTTCATTTGTTAAGCACAGGGTATTATAATGTCCTGCCGCAACTTTTACATATTTTGGAGTAAATTCATTGTCTTCTGGTAAATAATCTACAATAGCCGGTGAAGGTCCGTAATCTTTATAATTTACATATTTACCGAGCAGTAGTGGAGTAATATCATAAAACCCCTCACGATTTTCTGGAGCTATATCTGGATATATTATGTTTATATCGAAGCAACCTTCTAAAGTTGCACCCAAACCATCATTGGCAAATGGATCATAATATTTTCCAAAAACTATAGGAACACCGTTATAATTGTTAGAGCATTCATCACACGAAGAATCTCCTCCGCCTGGACCGGCTGAACCATAACAGTTTCTACAATTTACTAAAGTTCCGCTGTTATCTAAAATGTATGGGCATCTTGCATGGCATTTTCTATAGCAACTATTTGGAAGTGTTAAATCATTATAAAAATTTTGATTCCAATACTCTTCTTCAATATATCCAGGTCTTGGTATATGCGGGAAATAATTAATTTGAACGTTCCAGCTAGCACCATAATTTGGTCTAAAGTGACCCGTGTCAAGTGTTGAACCCATACCTTTAGAAGATTGATTTTTTTCATTGCTGCTTTGAGGAGTTATAAACAATCCTCCCCAATCGTCAATAGCTGCACAGTGACTCATGCCCAACGAAATGTCTTTCCATATAAACCAAGTATTTGTACCAGGATAAATTTTATTTTCTGGATTTATTTCAAGGGAATATTGCTCGGTATAATAAATGGGATCAATTTTTTGAGCTTGACTTTCTGAAAGAGAAAAAAGACAAAGATTAATATTATCACCCCATGCTTTTAATCTGTAAGCATCTGGTGGTCTTACTTCCGTCGGTCTTGGATTTGATATAGTTGAAAAACTCCCTAAATCGCCTTGGTTGGCTAGTCCAAACGGAAAATAATTTTTACAACTATATCCAGAACCTATTGTGTAATAATTTGAATCATTTAAGTTTAATGTACCGGGTGAAGTGACATCATTTTCACACAACCCTTGTTCAAAATCTACCATAGCAACAGCAGCATCATACCCCTTCACTGCAACTTTAATTACTTTACCATCAGAAATATCTGCGGGATCCTTTAACTCTTTTGATTCTATATCATTATTAGAAAATATGTTATTAATAGCAAGATAAAAAGGTATTTGAGCAAGTGAAGAGTTTCCATTTACAGCTGCCCCGATTACCGTTAATTTTCCAGAAGAATCAATAATATATCCTCCACCCAAACCCACTTCTACAGAATCTGGACTCAATAAACCTCTGTAATCTTCATCATTATAATATGGAACTATATCGTGGGAATCAGGACTATTTCCTGTTGAATAATTTCCATTTTCAATTCCAACAGTTATTCCTAGTGCTGGAACAAAACTCGCTTCTGCAAAGGATCCAGTATAACCCCATGCCGTTGGTCCACTAAAAGAAGATGATATTGGCAACATCGCTCTTCTCGGTAAGAAACATCTAAATTCTTCTTGATCGCCAGATGGTCCTACCCATCCTTGTTCAAAAGATGGACCGATACCTTCTAGTCCCTGACGATTTAATAATTTTGTTTTTATTATTGCTGTATTTACTGCATTTTCTTGACCAACAGATGCACCAAAATAATTCAATAATTCATTATATCCTTGAATGCCACCAACCGCCACAGATGTTTCTGAAGGAAGAATTATTTCTCCGTTTACCAGTTGACCGCTTTTTATTATATTATTTACATCTGATGCTATATCTATAGCGTGATCTTTTATTCTCAATATTCCATTTTTTACCATTTCCTCTAACCAAAAAATAACATAATCATAAGAGTTTAAAAGATGACTAAATTCCCATTCAGGAGGCGCCTGCACGTCACCGGGAGATTCACATCCGGAGTTACTGTAATAAATTAAAGAATAGAAATAACGATAATAGTGTTCTAAAAATTTTTCTCCTTCAAAGATACTTCCTTGATACAAAATATTATTTTTAGTAGAAATATCTTCCATATTAACTAAGTCAAAATGAAAAATAGGAATTGCTGAACCTTTATAAATAACTCTTCTTGGAGTTCCTCTTCTCATTTGCCATTGAAGGGAATCATATTTCCAAGGAGTCCATCTATAATATGTTCCTCTTTTTGAAATAACTCCACCGTAACCTTCAAAGGTTCCGATTAAAAATGTGCAGTGGTTTTGAATAGCCTGCATTTCAATAGTTCTGCTTCCGTCTTCAGATCTATATGCATAAGCTTCAAAATGATGATTTAAAGAAACCATTCCAATGTATTGGTTTCTTAAACTAGTTTTTTTCCCAGATATTTTTCTAAAAGTTGGATTTATTTCTTTTTGTGTTTGATTTAATAATGTTTTACCGATATAGGTTGGACCAAAATCATATTTTTTGTCACCGTCTGTACCATACCCCCATATTCCATATGCCATTCTATGTCTAGTTTTTGATACCTTTAAAAGATATGGAGAAATACCTCTAGAAAAACATCTTCGTTTATAATTGGGATTTAATAAAAAAAGATAAGATTGTGTATAACAATTATAACCAGGACCATTTGTTCCAACTGATGGAGTTTTACCAGCACCATCTTCATATGGATACGTGTTTCTAAAATTTGTCATTCTATTTTTATAATAGCCCTCGGCAAATGGCGCATCAATTCTTTTAGTATTGGCGCACCAGCAACAACCAATATCAGAAACTTCGATAGGAGGATCGAATCCACCTAAAGCTGCAACATATCCTGTTGTATCATTTTTAAAACTTACGTTTACTCTATCTTCTATTCCATCAATAGGACCCCCGTGTATATGTGGATAAGGAGCACAATGACACGGAAAAGCTAAATTATATGCAATTTGATCTGTATTTACTGCTGTTCCACATTCGTCTTGATATGCTGTTACAGAAGGTGCACCAGAAGCTCTAAAAGCATATTGGTGGGGATGGCAAGATACATCAAATTCTCCTTCTTCGCCAGCTTCTTCACCGCGTGTCCGATATCCTATGCACTGGGAAACATATGGATCGTAATTAAAAGAATATTCTCTTGGATACCATGTAAATTTGCAACCAGAATATTTGTATGCAAACACAATTGGAGCAGATGCAACAGAACCTATTACAGCAATTTTAGAATTACAGCAATAACTTGCACAAAAATCATGTTGCGGATCAGTTTGCCGTCCCTCACACCAAGCCCCTACGTGATGAAAGCACGGAACCTCTCCATATCTCTCAAGGCAATCTGGAGGTGGATCTACTGGTGAACCTCCCCCACCACCTCCATCCAATCCTCTTAATTCGTATTCAGGTGTTACATTTTTTTCTTGAAATTTATCACTAGGATATATTTCTTTTGACGGATCAAAAGATTTTTTCTTTCTAAATTTATTAATATTATGTATTCTTGACTTTAAAAATGGAGATGCAGCTGCGACGTAATATTTTTTTATTCCATTTAAAAAATTTTTTCTTGAAGATTTATTTTTTTCCAATCCAAATAGGGGAGAAGTTTGACTACCGCTTGCAGTATTATTACAGCTTTCTTCTTCTTGCTGACAGCAACATCTGCATCCAGCAGATGTGCTTTCTATAGTTGTCAGCACGGTGCTGTCTGAGGTATTAAATGAACTTCTCGGAATATACAAAGCAATCCAATCCAAAGGACTGACTTCTGCGTGAGTAGACATATCATCGCCATAAAGTGTTATAAAATCTGTAAAAAATAATGGATTACAGCAAAAAGTTGTTTCTAGCGGTGGTCTTACTCCACAGCAGCATTGTTTTTTAGGCATATAAAATTCTCACACACATATTTATATTACATAAAAACAAACCCACCCAAATTTTGGGTGGGTTTGCTCAAAATTTACAAATTTTTTAGCGGCTACGATTGCGAACCAGACGGTAGTACGAACGACCGTTGCGTGTTTCGCGTGTGATGGCGTAGTTCATGTCAAACCGATCAAACGCTTCACGGAGGTCATGCATCGTTGCGCGCATGTTGCTCACA